CAAGAAGCAGATAGAAGAAGTCTTTTATATGGCTTAAAAACTTTACCTTTTTATTTTTCTAAATTTACTGAACCTTTAGCTATAGGTGTAGATATAGCTGAAGGTATACTTACAAGAGACCCTGTTCAAACAGCTACAGCAGGAATATTAGCTCAAACTATGAACCCTAAATATCAAAAACTTATTGCTGCTGGTTCTGTGTTTATGCCTTTTGATGCTGAGGCAGTTAAGTTAGCAGGTCTACCAGAATTATTTAGTGGTGTGGTAGAAAAAATAAAAGGTGCTCCTAGTAAAGCTAGAGGAGAAGAGATTAAACAAAAACCTGAACAGTGGATGGGTGGTATGTTAAAAGGTGGTTCTACTCTTAAAGTTAACAATATAGAAATACCTATAAAAACTAGTGAAGTTGAAAATATGATGAGACTTATAAAAAATAATAAGTTGGACGATAAATTATTGACCAGAGATGAGATGGTAAAGATTTTAGAAGACCAATACTATACATCTTTTATATCTGAAAAAACTAGCCCTGCTTACTTTAATAGACTAGGCAATATGGAAGTTACTAAAATAGAATTACCTAAAGATGGTAATGTACCTAGTAGAGATTTATTAGAAATAGCTAACTATCTAACTAGGGATGCAGGAGTTCACCATAATGGTGAGCAAGGTATCATAAGCCACTCACTAATTAAAAAAGATACTAATTTTGGTAGTGATATTGATACAAGAACTATTAATTACGAAATTACAGAGATACAAAGTGACATGGCTTCAGATGCACACAAGTTCGGTATATTCGGTAGTCCTAAAAATAATATGTATCAAGACCTTAAACAATCTTATAAAGATATGCGTGGTGAGAGAAATATATATTTAGATTTAAACCCTGCTGGTGGAAATTTAAATCTACCAGATTTAAATACAATATTTTTACCTAGTAAAAGGAGTAAAATAATAGAGCTATATGGTAAGGGTGATGCTGTAGGTGGTGGTAATGCAGTAGACAGCTATGCTGCTGCAGTATTTAATAATTATAAAGGTGCATTAAAAGAAGTTGATAGTCTCTACACAGACGAATATTTAGGTAAGCTTTACGATTTATCTACTGATAAATTATTTAAAAATAAATATGAAAAAGAAGAGTTTATAGATCTTACTAGGAAAAACATGAAAGATAGAATAGTCAATAGCTTAGACTCAGGAGAGCCTAACGGAGCAAATATTATAGAGATTTTAGACATGACAGCTAGAGGTTATACAACTTCTCCTAGGTCTTTATATAGTCCCGTTTATAATGCCTTACAGAAAAAAGTTAATGACTTGCATCCTTCTTATAACAGAGATGATTATAATACTTTAGGATTTAATTCAGAACAAAAAGAAGTATATGATGTATTTATACAGCAGGAGAGAGCTGTAAGAGA